CACCGATGCCTATATCTCTGAAGACCTTCTTCGAGACGTCGAACAAATTCTTTCGGATGCGTCGGCTGGTGTACGGACCCACGTATACTGGCTTGACTTCCCGAAGGATGAAACTCGACCGATTGAGAAGGTGGAACAGCTTAAGACCCGCTCTGTCAACTGCTCTCCTCTTCCTTTTACCGTTGCCTGCCGCGTTGCTTTCGGCCAATTTTGTGCCGCTCAGATGGACGGTAGGGGCATCAATGGTTCCGCCATTGGTGTTAACCCCTATTCGGACGACTGGGATGTCATGGCCCGATATTTGCTTCGAGTCGGTGATAACTGTATCGCGGGTGACTACGGTAACTGGGATGGTGGTATTTCGAGCGACCTACTTTGGGCCGCTTTCGATATCATCGATGGATGGTATGGCGACGACGGAAATTCCCTTCTGCGTCGTACCATCTTTGAGGACATTGCTTCTTTCACTCATGTCTTCAGACGATTCATCTACACCTGGCAGCACTCCATGCCGTCGGGAACGTATTTGACCGCCTGTGTCAACACCCTCATTAACAACCTCATCGTCAGGTTGGCGTGGCTCAGTGCTTTTCGAGGCACTGGTCACGACAACATGACTTCTTTTTCTAACAACTGCAGGACTGTTGCTCTAGGGGACGACCATGTCGTCTCTGTGAGCAGCAGCCATGCTTCTTCTTTCAACCAGACCCATCTCCAACTCTTTGCCGAATCTCTTGGAATGACCTATACTGATGAGGCCAAAACCGACCGCCGTGATATCACAACTCGACCGATCTCTTCTGTTACCTTCCTCAAACGTTCCTTTCTTCTCGACTCTGACTCTTGCCGATACATTGCTCCGATTGATCTGACCTCTGTGCATGAGATGTTGAACTGGTTGCGACGCGGTCTTCCTACCGAGGTCGCGCTCCAGCTCAACATCGAGTGTGCTTTCAGGGAGCTGAGTCTTTATGATGAAGCTCTCTACAATTCTTCTCTTCGCTCTGTTTCTCGTGCCATGAGGGGGGTCGGTTTCCGGATGCCGGCGGTGCCTTCTTGGCGCTTCCAGCGTTCACGTGTCCTTTTCGGGGATACGTGGCTCTTCTCAGACATGATCACCGATCTAATCTGAATCTCTGCCGTTTGCTGATGGCTTTAAACTCAGCACCTTCACATATGAGAATAGGAATCTCAGATAATTGACGTACGTCTGTTTTATTATCCCGAATCTCATTTTATAGTGCATATCTATTTAGGTATATTGATAAGTGTGTGGCACTTGTGTGTTTGTATTTTAAATATAGGCTACTTATCCGTCATGTTGTTTTCTCTAGACTAGCCCTTCTCTGAAAACTAAATTAATTGTGGCTCCGAATTTCATTGACTCTATTACTTCTGG